CACAGCCGATAGTCGTTGCCTAATTTTACACTCATTTAAGTGCTCCATCTGAGGGATGCACCGCTTCTCAGCGGGGCGGTTATTGTACGAACATCTCGAACTTGAGCTCGTCCTCGTAAGTCTGCCCGTCCTCCATCAAATGAGGATCGGCCGAGAGGAATCGCGGGCGCGAAATCGTGGCGCCGGATGCAGTGACCACCTGCCCGTCGATCGCGGTCCTGACCGCAGCGTTCAGCGCATATAGCTCACGGGCGTCGGTCTTGCGGACTTGGGTGAATACCGAGATGATCGCCTTGTCGATGGTCCCAGCCATGTCCTGATCCGCATCCAGCGAAACCAGTCCGATAATGACGAGGCCCTTGTGTCCCGGTTGGGTATTCTCCGGCGGATTCTGCCAAACGTCAGCGAGAGCGGTGACTCCGGCCGCAGCGTTCAGCTTTGAGAATATCGCGACCTGAACCGCGGATTGGGCATCAATCATCGCTCTGCCCTCCGGCCTTTCTCAACACACGCTCCCAGATGTTGCGGTAAGCAGGGTAAATCTGCTCTCTCAGCCCGGCGATGAACACGAACGGATGCGGCGGCATCGAACCGACACCAGCCGCATATTTCGCGCTCTTGCGCTTGACTCCGCGACCGCCGCCCTTGCGGCCCCACTGGACGAACCATCCGTAAAACAACTTGCGATTGATCGCCTTGCCGACAAGGCCGACCTTGAGGCTAAGGCGCTTGGGAGTGACCGCGTAAGATAATCCCGCCTGCAACGCTCCGGTGCGGAACGGAGCGCGGCGCCGCTGGAGCGCGAGAACAGAGCGCCCTGTCTTGCCGAGTTCCGTTCTCAGTTCATCGGCAACCGTATCCGGCATTTGCTTGAGGAGCCGGGTGAACGAACGATCCCCCCGAACGTACCTACGCATTCTGCGGGCTTTGGTCAGACGCTTGAATGACGGTCCATTGCCGCCGTCCGTCGCGATCCTCGGCAGAGAGAATATTCAGTTCCCTGTCGCCGTTGGAAAGCCACAGGATCTGATCGGAAACCTCAAGGTCCGTCCGATGGCGAATGACGATCTCGAAGTATGAAACCCCTTGGAGGACACCGCCAATGACGGCCTCCTTGCCGTTGATCGACCGGATATTGGCCCATACCGTAGCAAGGTCGGCCCAGCCGATATCGAGACCGCCGCCAGCGTTCTTCGTTTCCGTCCTTCGCCGGATGGCAATACGGTCCCGAAGGTCGCCGGCTTGCATTAGGCCATCGCCACGCCGGACTGGTGGAACAGCACGTCAATGACGGTCGTGGACGTGGCAATGCCGACGATGGAAACATAATCACCCGTGGTATTGTCAGCGGCTGGCCGGATGCCGCCGGGAGTGCCGGAAACGAAATAGGTAACGCCGGCCGTGACGGTCGCGCCGATCGTAATCGGCCCTTGGGTAAGAAAGGCGACCGGTTGGTTCGCGGCGGCGGCGTGAAGGGCGATACCCTTGGGCACGCGGACTTCGGCGGTCGCGCTGTTGCAGTCACAGAGCTTCATCAGGCCGGTCGCGCCTTCCTGATAGAGAACCTGACCAGCGGTCACTGCGACCCCGGCGGTTCCTTCGGTGATGCGAGCAGTAGAACCGGCAACAACGCTCGTTGCGGTGATAGTAAGGTCGGCCATATTGTGTGGGCTCCATCAAAGGGATGCGGCGCCTCACGGCGCGGCGGCAGCTTGCCTAAGGCTGGGTTAGAAGCGGCGGTAATTGGCGAGAAGCGCGTCAACCGTGTTGGGGAGCGTCGGAACGCCGCCATCAGAAGTCACGGATTGGCGCACGGATGAAATCGAGGATCGCTCATCGTTCCATTGGGCAATGAGCATGAGCATCGCGGCGCGGAGGGACTCCGGCACCGTCGAATAACCAACGGTTGCGGTAACTCTGACCGCATCCGAAACGGGACGCGCTGACGGCCAGGTCTGGTTGATCTTCAATCGGATTTGCGGATCGAGACCCGTATTCACGAGCTCGTAAACTGAAGTATCAAGCGTCTGCTCGACGCCAGTCGTGTCGAGATATTTGACCGACGAAACAGAAATGATCGGGGCAGTCGGGAGATCGATAAGGTCGCAGAAACGCGAAGCTTGCATGAGCACGGTCTGAGAGACCAGCTTGGTCCCCGTATATTCCTCGATAAGCGTCCGCGCGGCGATGATGTACCGGTTGAGGTCGCCGTCTGAATCCGTACCATCTATCCGGCACTGAGACCTCGCCTCGGCCAATGAGACAGGTTCGGAGATTGGAGAAACGGTAACGACCGTGGGAAGCCAGCTCATTTCTTGCGCTTCTCCACTGGCGTTTTAACGGCACGCTCGATCTTCGGCGCGACTGGAACGGCGAAGCCCGCAGAGATCAGGCGCAACGCCTCATCATCCGCGAACTCCGCAACGTCCCCAGGCGCAAGTGTGATGCCGCCGACAAGGCCGACGAGCATCTCAACCCGCATTAGGCTTCGGCCTTCACAACTGTGAAGTTTAGCACGAGCACGTTGTCGCCCGCCGCCGAAGCGTGAAGGTTGCAAAGCCTGATCTTGAACGATCCTGCCGCAACGGCGGAAACCGCCGCGATGAATGAACCGGCCGAGGTGTGCGTCTTGATGTTAACGACAACGTTATCCGTCGCCGCAACCTTGGTGTTGGTCACCGTGAACTCGGCATTGGAACCAGCAGCGACCGTCTGCGAAACGGTTGTGATGACACCGGAATAAGCCGAGCAAGTGACGCCCGTTGAAATTGAGGTGATCTGCGTTACCGCAGTCTGCCCCTGCACCACCGGAACGCCATCGGCGTTGCGATAGCCAGTGGTATTGTAAGAACCAGCCATGTGGCTTTCTCCGAATGAGAAAGGGGGCGAGCCGAAAACCCGCCCCCGATCAGGTTAAGCCAGCTTGAGGTGCTTGACGGCCGAGGTCTGGATCAGGTCGCCGTCAAGGCGCACGATCCCGGCGAGGCCGATATTCGGCCAGTAGTATTCGCGCCGCACCCCGATGACCGGCGAGCCGACCTTGCGGACGAGATACTTGCTGAAGTCGCCGAACAGGATCAGCTTCTGACCCGTGGTGAAGGCCGACGCCATCGCCTGGTTCACGCTGTAGGGCTGGCCCAGAAGGCTCCCAGGGGTACCCGCGCGAATGTCGCCCATCGACCAGATATACTGGCCGTTGCCGTCCTTCAGCTTGCGAACCGCCGCGAGAACGGAGTCATGCAGCATGAAACGGCACTTCGGCGAAGCACGGTAGGCCGGATCGACCGAATGCAGGAGGTCGATCACCTCGTCCGCCGTGAACGCCGTGGTCGAAGCCGCAGTCTTACCGGCAACAGAGGCCACGACAATGCCGTTCGGATCGCCAGTGCCGTCGCCCGTGGTCAGTTCGGTATTGACGCGGCGCGCAATACGCTCGCCGAGCAGTTCGCCAATGAACGATTCGACGTTGATGTTGCTGTCCTGAAGCAGCTCCATCGACACCTGAATCCATGACGTGTCGTAAGCGAACGCGTTGAGCGTCATCTTGCCGAACGTCACGTCCTTGGAGCCGTCATCCGTCATCGCCCCGGCTTCGGTATGCTGCGAGATCGTCGATGCGGTGTCGTCCACGGTAGGGAAGTCGATCGGATTGCCGGAAGCCGTGTTCAATACGGTACAGATCGCCTCGTCATACATCGGCCCCCACATCTTCATCGTCTTATCGACGGATGCGGCTAGGTCGGTCGGGACGGTGTAACCGCCTGCCGTGGTCGTGCCGGCAGTCTGCGCGCGGAACTCGGTAACACCCGCCTTCAGCGCTGCGCGATGTTCAGGAGAAAGCTCCTGCGGATCGAAGCCAGCACGAACAAGCGCAATGAAAGCATCGCGATATTCTGGCGTTTTCGGCTCGTCGGCACCGCGGCCCTCGCCGCTCTGGTCAGGACGCTTGGCTTTGCGGGCCTCTTCAGCTTCCTTCTCCAGCTTGGCAACACGCTCTTCGCGAGCAATGTTGGCGTCGATCTTGTCGAGTTCGCCCATGATCTTGTCATGGCGCTGCTCAAGCTCGGTCGCGCGGGCTTCGTCGGTGTTGGCCTTGATTTCGTCGAGCGCAGAACGGGCCTCGGTGACAAGCTGGCCGCGCTTGTCCTGCATTTCAGTCAGGTTCATGGTTGGGTCTCTCTGTGAGAAAGCGCCGTCGTCGCGACGGTGCGGGTCACGCCTTTCCCAAGGGCTTGGTTAGGGCTCGGCTTGCGCCGGGATTATTCGGGCTTGATGCCCCGAAACTTTTGTTCGGATTCAGCCTTGCGGGCGGCTATCCTGGCGCGGGCGGCGGCTGCGTTATGCTCTGCTTTCTCGCGCTCTGATTTCACGTCATTGAGCGAGCGAAGTGCAAGCTCCGTGCCCTCGTATGCGGGGAAGGCGACGGCCGACACCTCGAACAGCTCGACGGCGCGGATTGTCCGAAGAGGAATATCGCCAGTTTCGTCCCATTCGTCATGGGTGACGCGGAAGCCGAAGCTCATTCCCGAAATATCGCCGCGCGTCAGCGAAACTGCCAAGTCCCTGCCGTCCGTCGTATCGGGAAGATCGATTTCGACAGCGAGGCCCTTGTCGTCCTCATTCAGCCGAAGAGTTCCGGCCTTGGAACGACCGATGACCCGCCCGCTGTCGTGATCGACCAGAGCGCGAATATCGCCGTCCAGCGTTCCCCTGAACGCGCCCGGCGCAATGACTTCGCGGAACGATCCGCCGATGTCAGCGACATCGTTGAAAATCGCGGCATAGCCAGCGATCGTCTTGCCGCCTCCGCGAAGCTCTGGCGGCGTAGTGAGCGATCTACGCTCCATTGTCTTGACCCCCTTACCAGAGAGCGGCGATGTTGGTCGCGGTGGTCGATGTTGACCGGACCTTCGTGACCCTGATCGGGAGCAGCGTTCCCGCCGTCACTCCGGTAAGCGTCAGCGTGGTTCCCGCACTGGTCACGACCGAGATATTTCCTGCGCCTCCCACGAACACCGCTCGCGTTGTGGTCAGGACCGTCGAATCCGATGGAGTGACGGCAACGCCGTCCGTGAGCGGATCGCCCAATCCCGTCTGGAATGTCGCAAAATTGTCAGCCATCTAATCCCCTCAAAGACCAACTCTCACATTGGCCTTGCTGTGCGGGCGACATGTGCCCGCCGTATTTCCAATCGCTCCACGCGCGCTGGCGATTGTACTGCCGAGCGATTTTGTCGCGTTGCCCATGACCTTGAGACCACTTGCGGCGCCCAGAGCTATGCCGCCCAAAGCCTTCGCCGCGTGACCGGCGAGCGAAACCTTGCCCGCCCCCGTAGAGGCTGCGCCGCTCAGCGATTTGACCGCCTGGCCCTTCGCCTGAACCTTCCCCGTTCCTGCCGATGTAAGGCCGCTTAGGGCCTTGCTTGCCCCACCCTTGAGGCCAATTTTCGCAGCCGCGGCCGAGACGGCAGCGCCAAGCGCTTTGCTTTCCGAACCGGAAACCGCGACCTTCGCGGCGGACGTTGCGATCGCGGCTCCCAAGGTCGTTGAAAGCGTTCCAGATATGCCTGACTGTTGCGCCGTCCCGCGAAGCAGGAGCAGCATTTACGAATACTCGTAGCCGGTAATCACTACGTCCCATGTTGGAGCATTGGTCACAAAGACTGCGTTGGCCGTCACGCCGAACTGAAGCGTGCCGTCGCCCACAATCTCCATGCCAGCCTCTTCGAGCGGAAGCGTCACCCGATCCCACGCCAAGGCGGTTGCCGGAGTAGCCGTCCGCGTCTGAAGAAAGGCGTTGCTGGAAGTCGTGACTGCGCCAGCCGAATTGACGCGAACCGTGAAAGTCGTGACCTGTGCGGTCGCCGTGGCGTTGCCCCTGCTTCCGAAGGTCAAACTCGTGATTCTGAACCGCTTGCTGGCAGTCGGAACGAATGTCGCAGCCGAACTCGTTGCCGCGCCGGCGCCCCCGCTTCTTGTGAGCGTGATCGCTGTTTCCGTCCCGGTTGTTCCCGATGCCGCACCGGACGCCCAGAGGTGAATAAACGTCCGCCCGCTGTGCTGCTGGAATACCGGCATCGGAGATGCACCAGAGACATCTGTTGCCGCGCCGTCAGCGCCAAAGCAATTCTTGACCCGCTGATATTGGATCCCGCCAACGTCATCCGTGGCGACCGTCGCCCCCGAACCGGGAGTGATGGCAATGTTGTCAGCCACGGCTAGGAATTAGCGTCGGTAAGACTGAAGCTCGTTACGCTGAACTGTTGGCCTACGGCCACGTTGGTATTATCGAGCTCCATATCCCCGCCGCCGCCCGTGATCGTGACCGATCCCTGCATGTGGCAAGTCGTCCCATCGCTCGCGTAGATGCGGAAATGCGCCGCAGTTCCGCCAGCGTCCGCCGCATTGTCGCTCCACGAGCCCGAGAGCGCCTTGGATCCGGACGCGGCGTTGCTCATCCAGTCCGAGGGAAGCGAGCAAGTCGCGAGAACGGTTCCACTATCCGCAGTCGCGCAGCTCGCCGGCTGCGCTCCGGTCCTGATCTTGAGCACGGCGGAAACGCCAATCGCGGTTTCGATCGCATCCAGCCGCGCATTGCGGGCGGCAACGCTAAGCTGTAGCGCCATTATTATCTCCCTTCGGCGCTACGCTACCAGCCGGTTTTTCCCCGCTTTTCTCAAGCGGGACAGTCGCCCCTTGAATGTAGTGCTTGTCCATCAGTGGGTCGTCGCTCTTCTCTTGACCCATGTACTGAGCGCCCGCGTTCGGCGTATAAACCGCGCACTGGACTAGAGCCGCAACGGCATCGGCGCGCGTCTTGAAGTCACCGCGCAGAAGGCCGTCAAGGTTGTGCTCGACGTAGCGTCCGCCGTTGCGCTGCCCGAACAGCTTGAGGTTCATTTCCTCTTCGAGCGCCTGCGCCCACTGCCCAACAAGGTGCTTCACCAAGTGAAGGTCTTGCTGCTCGGCGTTGGTGAACGTCGCCCGCTCTAAGTCCTGCAAAAACACGGGCGGTAGGTTGAACAGCCGCGCGATCTGCTCGACCACGAACCTTTGCCCTTCCGCCATCTGTCCCTTGTCGGGATCGAAGGCGATCGGCTTCAGCTCATACCCGGGCGGAAGCTGGACGATAGGAGCGCTGGATTCCCGCGCCACGTCAATCGAGCGTTGAACGTCCGCCATCGCCCGCTTCATGGCCTCGGGGCCAGCTGGTAGAGGTCCAGTCAGACCGAGCGGAGGAACCCCGCCGCCAGCAAAGAACTTGGCCCCATATTTGTTCATCGCGAGCGCGAGCTGGATCGTCTCCGCGCCCTGCATGATCGGGCCATAATGGCAGAGCCCGTCCGCCCGAAGCATGAACGGAACATCGATGACTTCCGATGCCTGGTAGGTCTTTGTTCCGACCTCATAAGTGGTCGTTCCGATAGGCGTCCGCCTTACCGTGGCTCGCGTCGGATCGATCGGCCACAAAGCGACGATATTCGAGCCTGAGCGCTCTATGTAGAGTAGCCCCCGACCTCCGGTGAACACTTGTTGCCAGAAATGCTGGCGCAGCTTGAAGCTTGTCCACTCAGGGTTAGGAGCTTCGTGGATCAGCGTCTCAAGTCCCCCCTTGATCCGCTCGGCCTTATCGCCCTTGTTGCTGAATGCGTGCAGAGGCAGAGCGGCTAGAGTGCGGGACAGGAACGACACCGCCGCCCATACAGCCGGAACAGTCAGCGCCGTGCTGATCGTGACCGTAGGCAGCGCAATATCGCTTAGCCCGAACACGCGCAGTAAATTGGATCCAGGCCGCTCGATGGATTCGCCGGTCAGCGACGTAATCATCCGCTTTTCGGCAAAGATCGGATCGTCCGGCCCCATCAGGCGCTCACCAGCGAGAAGTTGGGATCATCCCAAGGGGAGACGGGGATCAGATCCTGCATCATCGCCTCCACCCCTTCCGCCATTGCCAGAGCCTGCATCCCGTCAATGCGGCCCGTCGCTTTCGCCTTGTCGAGCTTCCTGTTTCCGGCTGGATCGGACACCGCGACAGCATTGGCCGCGCACATCGCCAGCACCGGATGTCCGCCGTGGCGTACGCACTCCTTGAGCAAGTCCGCCTCCAGCGCATCAAGCGCCGGACTCATGCTCATGTAACCCTGCCCGAATGGCTCAAGCGGGAGCCCGACCCCCTGCCGAGCAAGAGCCTGTTGCATCCGGTCCATGCGCCAGCGGTCGAAACCGATCTTTGCTATCGAGAGACCGGAACATATTTGTCCGATGTCCCGCGCCACGTAATCGTAATCGATGACTTTCCCAGGAGTGGTCCGTAAAAGCCCCTCCCGAACCCAAACGTCATAGGGCGCCTTGTCCCTTCGGCACGCTTCGGAGACGCTATCGAGCGGCATCCAGAAGAACGGTCGAACGTGAACCATGCCGTCTTTACGACATGTGAGAACAAGCGCTGTAAGGTCAGTTGTCGCGGAGAGGTCGAGCCCGCCATAGACAACTCCGTCTAGCTCTCCGGGCGCACCGTTGCCGGCCTTCCACACGCCCGGAGACACGAAAGCCGCGACCATGTTGACGCGTTGGTTCAGTGTCAGGACGCGGAAGGTATTCTCCGCGCTCGGCATACGCATTGCCTGCGCCGATTGCTCTTCGACATCCCGCCGTGAGCGGAACAGCCCCAGGGCAGGATTAGCCGCCTTCCACGCATCCTCGTCGTCCAGCGCGCAATCTTCAGGTGCCGTATAAACATGGCATATAATCGAAGGATCTTCCGACCGCTCAGCATCGTCCAGCCAGATCGAGAACAAATCAGCGTCGGTTGGCGCCTGCGTTGAAATCGCAATCAGAAGCGGCTTTTCGTGCGCGCCCTGCGAAGTCGTAATTGCGTCAATGAAATCGTCCTGCGGCCCTTTGACCTGGCCCACTTCGTCAAGAATGGCGAGGACAGGACTAAGACCGTGGGCTGTGGTCCCGTCAGCCGCGAGAGCCTTGTATTCCGTGTTCATCGAGAGGCCGATGAGCCTCTTTCCCGATGGCACGATCCTAACCAGCTTCCTCAGCTCTGGGCTGAGGTCCACCATCTTGCTCGCCAGCGCGAACACAAGTGCGGCCTGATCCCGCGAACGGGCGCCAGAAACCAATTGGCTGTTCAACACCGCTTCCGGCCCGACAAGATGAGCCAGGAGCAGGCAGGCAATCAGCGCCGACTTGCCGTTCTTTCGCGCTATCGCTAGATATGCTCGCCGCGTTCCTGCGGGATTGTCGTAAACCTCAAGGATGAACTTCTTCTGGAACTCGGCAAGCTCGATCGGCTGTCCGACCTTGGCCCCTTCTGGTATCCGGCAGTAGCGGTGAATGAAGGCAATGACCTTCTCGCCGCGCGTCATCTAGTTAAGCGCCGGCCTCGCCAGCAAATTATCGTCTAGCGGGTTATCGGCTTTGATTCCGGAAGCGTGGGCTCGGCGCTTGCCAACGTCCCTTGCCTCACCCTCCGCTCCGCGCCCATGCTGCTGAAGCGTTCGGAGATATGCCATTTCCAGCCGCTGAAGATCATCCAGCCGCTTCGTCGCCTTCGCGTCCGGGATGTCGCCCTCCGCATCGATTAGCTGGCGAAGTCGCACAATCTGCCATTGAACCCAGGCAAGGTTTGAAGCGGTCACGAGTAAGGCGGGGGTGCCTTCCCATTCGTCGCGCGTGCGCCCCCGTGTGATTGCATTCCAGAAGGGCATCGCATTCCCTGGAAGCGGGCAATGCTCCGGAGGACTTAAGCCGTCCAGCGCAGAGGCCATAACGCGAACCGCCGCCGTGGCGCTATCTATGCGCTGTTTGCGAGCGGTCATGGGAAAATCCTGTGTTAGCGATGAAATTCGTGGCAGCGCACGGTTTCCGACACGGAGGCGATAGAGATTGAGATACCCCCCCCTTCAAGGGATGGGCCATCCGTCCACTCCGAACTCTGGCTTAATGATGCGCTTGAATTGCTCGGCTGTGCGTCGATCGTGGCATGGACCACATAGGCAGCGGATATTGCTGTCGTCCTCAGTACCGCCAAGCGCTAATGGCGTGATGTGGTCGGGGACAGTGCTCCGGGTGTAGATACCCTTGGCTTTGCAGTCGCGGCACAGTGGCTCTCTTGCCAGACGAGCAAGCCTTAGCGCTGCGCCTCTGCGGCCTTGGATCCTGCCATGGTTGTTGCGCTTCACCATCTGAGGTGGTCTCGGTCATTGTCAGCGGGCGTGTGCTGGAGAGGCGCGAGATGCGCTCCCCACAGCCTCGCCCCCATCCACCGCAGCCGTACAATTGGCAGAGCTTGCTATCCCACCATGCCCGGTATTTGACGGGCGGGCGGAACCAGATCACGGCTTTCTCAGCAGCTTCCGGAATGTCTTGTCGAGCTCGTCGATCGTCTGCTTGTCAATCGGGTCGCCGTCGTACTTCACCCCGCCGAACCGCTGGACCGAGGTGTGGTAGATCACCGCTCCGAGCTGCCTTTGCTCACCCGCCGTTCCCGAGTGCTTTCCTGCGGCCAGGTAGCTCAGGGCTCCAGCAATGCCCGCGCATTCGTCCGCCAGCCGGTTGAGGGCCTCGGCTATCTCGGACGCGATTTCAGGCACGACTTCTGCCCTTTCGACGATTGCACGAGATCGAGCGCGGGACATTGGCGCGTCCCTTGAATGAATCCGGCCAGCGGTTGCGCGTCATTGTCGCGGTTGCTGTACGCTCGACTTTGAGAGGCTGCTGGCCGGGAGGTCGCGCCGGGAAGGAGGTCGGCGCAAGAAAGACTTTGTAGGCGCAATTCGCCTAGTCTAGAGAGCGCGGCATATCACAGTCTGTTGCCGCTGTCTAGCGCTCATGCGGCAACGCGCAAAATATGTTTTCGTTCCCTAGGCTGCGATCCGAAATCGCTCGCGACCAGGCAGAGAACCGTCTGCCAACGCGAACAGACCGCGCAGGAAGCATCCCAAAATCTGGAAATCGTCTGCGACGGCGACGAAGCCGACGACCGGCAACTTCCATTGCGCGAAGCGGTAGTTCACCAGCCGATCAATTACCGGGTGCACGGTATCCAGACCAAAGTGGTCGAGCAGGAGCTTATGCGTCCAGCGGCGCTCATCAGATCCAGTGGGCAGCAGCGCGTCGAGCTGAGCGAAGCGGATCTCCCGCCTGGTTGCAGGTGGGATTAGATCGCTCTTCCCGCTTCCTCCGCGTCCGCCGTAAGCGCGTTCCAGATCAGAACCCTTGGGCAGAAGGTCGATGAACTGATAGTTATAGAGCCCGATGTAGTCGCGGCCGGCTTCTCTCAGCAGCTTGCCGTCGAGACCGTGGCCTTCGAGCATTCCGATCGCGTGGAGCTGTCCAACGCCGTCGAATATATCGATCCACGCCGCTTTGCCGTCTAGGATTTCTCTATGCCGGAACCGCTCAAGGCGGGCCACGCATCGCTCATTGCCATAGTCCCATTTGGCACGCAGGGCTGTCGTGCTTGGTTTCTTCTTGCGCCCGCCCGCTGAGCGAGAGCCTGGCGTTTTCTTGCGTCCCATGTTCCCCACCCTCTCGTTAGATCACCTAGCCAAACCGGCAGCGATGAGCGCAACCGCAACGTAAATCCCTCCGGCAACAACGCCGAAGGTGAAATTGGCGATTCCCCAGAGGTAGTTCACGCCGAGCGACTTGAAGATCCGAGACGCCATTACCTTCCTCCGGTGGGTGAGATGTCGAGCGGATTGCGCTTGAACCCGAACTCGCTGAGGATCTTCCGCGCCTCTTCTTGTGTGCAGTAGTTTTCATCTGGCGGCGGCAGGTAGTAACCTACCCCTCCGGTGCTCCGCTTGGGCTCTCGCCAGTTCATCATCTGCTCAGTCTCGGCAATGATCGTCGGCACGATCTTGCAGGGGTGATCGCATTTCTTGCGGGCTGCGCTGGCGCCAATCGCCAGAATATCTGGTGGAATGTGCTTGAGCGTATCCCAAGCCACCATGAGCCAGTCGCGGCGGTTCTCCTCCGTCATTCCGACTGGCGCGGTCAGGGCTAGGCAGGCGGTCAGCTCATTGCGAAACACCGTTCGCGTTTCCTCATCGACCGAAGACCTGCAAGGCGGCTCGTGCCGTGTTGCTGAGGCCATCGGCGGGTTGATGTCTTCCCAGGGTGTTAGGTCGTCGCTCATCTTCAGTCCTCGGATCGTAAATCGCTCCCCAGCCCTTGGCCGTGCACATCTCGATCAGCTTCGGCGGCGGAATCCCCGTTTGAGAGGAGATGCGCTTCAGGTCGTCGTTGAAGGCTTTCCAGGCTGTCGGCGTGGTGCCGAGCCGCTTGCGCTTCCGGTTGGCAAGGAAGTCGGTCCAAACCTGAAGGCTCACCCCGACCGGCAAAGCCCACGGGCGCGGTTGATGTGAGGAAGCTTCAGCTTCCGAAACATCAACGGGGGGTGAGGAGGGGGTTTGATTTATATCTTTGGGGGAACCTGAGGGGGGGTCGTTCTTCTCGTTGATTTCGTACGATGTCGTACGATTCTTACGATTCGCGCGACGATACTCTCTGTCATATGCGCGCTTGTTCTCTGCGGCCTTGTCGATTGCGGGGCGAGCTTCCGCGGCCACCGTAGCCGACAGCTCCATAACAAGCGCCAACTGCTCAGCAGTGAGACCAGCAGCGGCTAGATCCGCCATGACGGCCTGCGCAGACCTCACGCGCGCCTCCGCTGAGACGCTTCATTTGCGGTCTTTGCCTTGTGGCACTCTATGCAGAGAAGCCAGAGATTATCTAATTCGTTTGATCCTCCGGCCCAAAGAGGTGTCCGGTGGTCTATCTCAAGGTTTGGTGTAGGATAGACTATCGTATGCGGGTAGCTCCCGTAGGATGAGGAACTACATGTGCCGTTGCGCCTCCAAATGGTGCAAGGCGCGCATTTGCATTCAGCACACCATTCTCCGTCGCGCTCGCAAATGGCGGCATAAAGCTTGGCCTTCACGGATGAATTGAAGCGCCGGGTTCTGTCATTTGCTGCCTCGCGGCGCTCTGGTACGAGCGCATTCATCAAGAGTGGAAATGCCTCGTTGAAGGGTGTAGAGCCAGGAGCCTCAAAGCCGCTGAGAATGCAGTGCAGCTCATGCAGGCCATTCGGCCGCAACTCTACAAACTCAGCAGCTTTTACGAGCATGGACATGTCTTCCAGCCCGAGAGCGGCGATGCGTCGGATCATGTCTCCGGTTATGCGGTTCACCGCGCGATCGCCTTCCGCGTCCGCTTGGCGTCGGCGCGAGCCTTCGCCTCTTCCAGCGTCAGAAACTCAGCGACCTTCGGCTTGGGACCGCCTTTACCCTCGCCAACGAGGATGCCTTCGGAGATGCAGTCTGCTAGGGGATAGAAACGCCAGCTCACGGGCGCTCCTCCGGATACATTTCGGGCATTGCCAATTCGGCCATAAGCCTGTTGAGCAGCGCCAATTCGCCGCGGCGGCGCATCTGCCGCGCCTCGTAGCCCTCGCGGCGGACGTGGATGCCTTTCTCGCGGTCAGCATCGGTGAGGACGTAGCGCTTCATGCCGCCTCCCTCGCCAGCCGGCGATTGCGGACATAGACTGCGTGAAGAGATCGCCTCAGCTCTTCGCTTTCCGCCTCGGTCAGCGGACGGCGCAGGCTTTCGAGATATTCCAAGCGCTGTTCGGCGAGCGTTTTGAACGTGAAGGCAGAGGCCATCAACTTATCCTCACGATGAGCTTGCCGCGCTCGCAGCGATCGGCGCAGGTCATATTTCCCACCCGTCGATAAAGGCTGCGTGGTTCTTTCCGAGCGCGCGAATTTGACGCTCCCGAACCAGGATCAGGATTTCATCGGGGTAGTATTTGGCGAAGCGTTTGAGGGCCGTGACGCTGCGCGCGTCCATCCACCCCTTGACCTCATGCCAAGTTATCTCGCCGTCGCGATCCTGAACGCAAAAGTCTGGCTTATAGGAGCGCACGCCGCGAAGGATCTTCTCGAACCAAAAGACTTTCGGCTCGTGCTCCCAATCAATGATATCACCGCACTGCTTGAGATATTCGAGCCAGCGAGCGTAGTTCGCTTCCCACCGCGAGCGATAATAATTGCGTTTACCGCCAATCGTCCGCCAGTCGGCTTTCCATGTGCCTCGGGCGACCTTCGGAGGTCCGTTTTCGCGAATTGACCGATGCATCTTGTTTTGCAGATCATCGCGCTGCGCTTGGGTGAGGCCGGCCCAAAACTCTTTGGACTTCTCGCTGATGGCTTGCCGGGCTTGAGCGGTGTGCTTCTTGCCAGCCATGCCGCGTGGGTGGCCGTTCTTGGCGATTCTGTCCTTGATGCTGGCAGACAGATGTTCCCGAAGAGCATTGGTGTCGCCTTTGAATTTTCGGCGATCCTTGCGAACCTTCTTATATCGACGGCTTTTATCGGTAAGGCCGAGCGCCCGCGCTTTGCGGGACACATTGGACTTATGCCTTCCGAACTTGGCGGCCAGATCGTCCAAGCCGAGATCGTCGGCGCATGTCGCATTTTCGTATGCGCTCTTAAGCAGCGCTATTTCATCGTCGGTCCAAGCTCGCTTGCCGAGCGACTCTGGAGGTGTTTGGGTTTGTGGGGGTGTCATGCCGCGAGGCTTTGCGACTGAAGCGCTTCGACCATCGCGATCCGCTCACCGATCCAGCGCATGACCGGAACTGCCATCGAATTGCCGAGCGCCTTGTATCGCGGCCCATCGGAAGCCGGTTTTCCGCGATAGGGAACGGCGGTGTAATCGTCGGGGAAGCCTTGTAGGCGTTCGCATTCCCGAGGAGTGAGGCGGCGGACGGCCGAGGCTAGGCGGATGTAGCTTTGCTGCTTCATGCCCGGCTCGGCAGCGAGGGCGCCCGCGTAAGGCATTTCGCGCACTTCATCGCGGCTGTTTTGAGCGAAACAGACGGCGTGTTGGTCGCGGGCTGTCAGTGAATACATCTGCCCGCTGTCGCTTACGCCGATGCCGTTCTGCGCCTTCTCTCGTGGCGTGTTGACACTCTGAATGGCGACGAGATTGCCGCACTCGGCTCCGGCAGGACCGCCGCTGCCCTTGGCCCACTTGCTAGTAACCGTAGCTGAGACGATCGCTGCGAAGTTGCCCTTGTCAGGCATGGCTTGGTCATTGCTGCGCGTAGTCAGGCTTGTGGCGGTATCTCCTCCGTCCCACCATTGTTCGATGAGTCCGCCGTCGCAGTCGAAGTCGGTTCCAAGCCCGCCGCCGCCTGAAGGGCGTGCGCTAATTGTGGGGGCAATTCTTTCCCTCGGTTGACGGCGCGGCGCAGGATTCCCCGACAGGCTGTGGCACTCAAATAGAACCGCTGTGGCACGTCGCCAGTCTCCAAGATGTCCGACAACGAAGACGCGACGGCGGCGCTGCGGAACTCCAAAGAACTGAGCGTCAAGCACTCGGTAGGCGAAGCTATACCCGAGTTCGACCATGCCCCCGAGAATGGCACCAAAGTCCCGTCCTCCATTCGATGACAGGACGCCGGGGACGTTCTCCCAAACCAGCCACCTGGGCCGTTTGCGGTCAGCCAACCTAAGATATTCGAGGGCCAGGTTGCCGCGATCGTCACCCAAGCCTCCTCGGAGGCCCGCAACGCTGAAGGATTGGCAGGGGGTTCCTCCGACAAGAAGGTCAATTGGGCCATACTCATCGGCTCCGATTGTGGTAAAGTCGCCGTGGCACGGCACATCGGGATAGTGATGAGCCAGAACGGCGCGCGGGAATGCCTCGATTTCGCTGAACGCAGCCGGGGTCCATCCGAGCTGATGCCAGGCGACGGTTGCGGCTTCGATGCCAGAGCAGACGCTGAGATACCTCACGCCAGCCCCCGCGTCCGCTTCAGCGCAGCCTCACGGCGCTTCCGGTAATCCTGAACCTCAAAGCTATTGCGCCGCTTTTCGACATCATGAGCCAATGCTTCACACGCTAGCTCACGAGCGCTTGCGATTGTGCGGTTACAGGAGTGCTTGTGGCGAAGGAGGAAGATGAAGGTGCGGAGGGTCATGCTTCCTCCTTCACGCGGAACGGGAAAAAGATGTGGCCGTCAGCTTCGAGCCGTTCGAGCTCAGTCATGCGGCGACGGCGAGCGGCAGTGTCCAAGCGATCTTGGACGACCTGATTGATTTTCATCTCGATTTCAGGCGGGACTTCTCTGCGCTCTGCGGCTTCGTCAGCCTCAGCCAGTTTCCTGATCCACTTGCGAACGGCCGCGACCGTGTATCTCTCAGGCCGAGTGCTCTTGCTGATCTCGGTTTGAAGCTCTGGCGTTAGCTTGAACCACTCGCCGCGAACTCTTGCCAAGGCGAACTTCTTGTGAAGTTCAGCCTCTTTCTCGCGACCACCAGGAATCGCGCCCTCAAGAGTGAGGTCGAGCGGCGTCGAAACTTGTAGCCCACGCAAGCGATAAAGCGGGTTGGACGCATACCCGATCTTTACGAAGTCGAGTTCGCGGATGCTGATGAAATAGACGCTCATGCAGCTTTACCCACCGGCTGGCCGGTCTCGGCCATTGCTGCTCTGTATTTCGCGGGCTGCTCGGCCAGTCGGCGGCGCTCGGCTTCCACAATCAAATCAGGAAGCTCGGGATAGATCTCGCAGGCGCGCAGCCAAGTGACGACACCCATCTCCTTTTCGCCAGCGATATAGCGAGCAATCGTGTCGTCGCTCTTGCGGATGTCCTCACCCATCTCGACGAGAGTGAGACCGCGCTGAGTTTTGATGATGAGAAGCGCCGCGCCAATGTCGGCCAGCACGGCGGCGTGACGCTTCGAGAAGATGCTAACACCGCACACCTGCGGCTCGCTTGTTAAACTGGCGTTCATTACAACCGACCCGTCCCGCTAAGAGGACCGGAAAGAAGAACAGAATGTGTAGAGTGCGTATCGGCCCGCTCGCTGAGCTCGGCAGCGATCGTTCCCCCCATCGCTTGAAAGCGTCGGGCGGGCCGCATCTCCTGGGGGACGTTGACGACCTCACCACAGATGCGGCAATCAGCATTGGCGAACTCGCGCGCACGGTTCTCGTGGACCTTGGCCGCGTAATCGAGAACACTACCGGCAAACCATGCGATGAGAGCGCAGAAGGCGAGCCAGCCGAGGATTGCGAGAGCGGTGTAGAGAGCGGGCATCTATGCAGCCCTCGCGATCGCTTGATGGCGGAACACGACGACAGCACAGGGAAACGGCGCGTCCTTCTTGCGATCGCCGAATTTCAGGCGGCCACGGACGAACTCAACCTCGCCGCGCATCGCGTAGTCGTGCCACCAATTCGTGTCCGTGCGGGCGGGCACGAGGCACACGACAGTTGCGCCGCGAAGGCTGCTTTCGTATGCCTTCCGCATCCATTTGCCGATCTCGCGGCCATAGGGCGGGTTCATCCAGCAGACGCCCGCCCAAGGCTGCGAAAGCCCATCATCGGCAGAGGTGTAGAATCGAGCGCACTTGGCGTTCTCAGCGGTCGCGCAAACGTCCAGCGTAAAGCCGAACTTCACGTTCAGGCGATCGAAGAAGTCCTGCGGTGTGGCCCACAGGTCTGTCGCGCTGCTAAAGTGAATGTTTCCCCCGCCGCTCATCAGCGGATTCCGGGTGGCGAAGATGGGTGGCACACGGGGCAAGTAATGCCACCCATCCACTGCATGGCAGGAGAAGGCCATGCGGAAAATGATGGAGTTTCAATTAGTAACGAGGTTTGTTCAGCCGGTTGTAATCTTGCGGCAATGATGTTTCCGAATCGCCCGGTTGTTTCGGGCGAGTGGGGAACGAGAATATGGGTCAGTCGAATGCGGCCACGCTCGTCTGTGAGCAGCCTTGTGAGTTTGCGTACCGTGACGGCGTGTTCATCGTCACCGATCCGTCGCTCGGATTTGACAGAGCGATTCCGGTCGCGACCTTCCTGCGGAATTTCGAGAACTCCGCAATCGCCATCAATGCCTACCTTGCTAGCGAGAGTGTTCCCGCCAGTTCGGCAAAGATCATTCCGTTCCGAAAGCGCGCCTGACATCACGCCGCTTTCGTCCACGGCTCGACTTGCTCAAGAATCTCGATTTGCTCGTCAGTCAGGTCCGCGATTGACGAATGCTTCCACCCCGTTTGCCGGAATATGTGGATCGCAAGAGCCCGCGATGGTTGCCGATCGCTCGCGTCGTTCAGAATGTCACTGGCATGGCCTTTGCTGATGCCGACCGCCTTGGACAGTTCCGTCGTTCCGGGTTTTTCTGACATGTCGCTGTGTTCGCACAATACGAACTTTCGTGCAAGCGGTTTTGTTCGCACATATCGTAACGACTTTCAGCGGCCAGTTTCGCACAATCGGAACATGGCACGAAGAGGTATTCCGACTCAGATAAATTGGTATCTACGCGAGTGGATGGAACACCTTGGCGTCAACCAGGCTGAGATGATCCGCCGAACGGACTGGTCGAAGGCGACCGCCAGCCAACTCTATAATAACAAGCAGGACTACTCTCCCAAGGTCGTCAATGAAGCGGCGAAGGCGCTGAACGTCGCGCCCTATGAGCTACTGATGAAGCCCGAGACGGCAATGGCACTCCGCCGGCTGAGGCAGGATGCTCTGCGCGTAGTCGAAGATGCCAATTCGCTAGACCAGACAGAACCACGTCGCGCGGTGAGAAAAACAGGGTAGTTCGCACCTAGCGAACATTTGTGCTTGCAATGGGGTTCGTAATGTGCGAACACCATTGGCATGGCAACGCAGCGTCACATTTTCCACCGCCTCCGGAAGCTGGAGGTCGCAGAGGGTCAGTCGCTTAACGCGCTGATCGCGGAAGCATGTGACGTTGGCGACGGCTTAGTCCACGCGCTTGAGAACCTACTCAGCGAAGCGGCACCGTACAGTCCGAGCGGCACTTACATGAAGGCGCGCGAACTAGCCGCGTCCGCCCTATCTGCCGCTTACGCCGACAACGGCCACACTCCTGACAACGGAGCAAAAGCAGCATGAAAGTCGATCCCATCATCACGGCCTTCGGGCCGGTCGCCAACCCGCGCGGTAATGTCATCAGACTGCACCGCCCCACCACAATCGAGCTTTCCTATGCTCGTCAGGGCAAAGCGTTTCGCCCCGATCCAATCGACCTCAGAGTCAACCAGATCAAGCTACAGGTGCATCCGCCGATACCTGCTTGGCAGGTGTGCGTCATGTGCGTGGTGGCGGGGCTGATCGGAGCCATGCTCGCCATCGGGAGCGCGTTCTGATGGGCGCGCCTGCTTCGCAGACCGGGTGCTCGTCGATTCGCGATCAAGCCCCTACGGGTCTTGACCATTCGGCTTCGCCCCCTCGCGCGGAGATCGAGCGCGTCGTCGAATGCATTGACCCGGCGGCATTCGAGCCAACGATCAAGCGGTTCACCGATGACATTTATGAGCGGTTGTTGTCCTCCTGTGAGGATTACCTTCGCGACAATCTGAACTGGAACATCGCTTCACATATTTCGATGCTGGAGCGCGAGAACCAGCGGATGCGAACGGAGTTGTTCGAGGTTGACCGCGCACTCGGCTGCATGTCGCTTGGTCACGAGACGCGCATCCAGACGCTTAACGAGCAGACGGAGCGCCACAATCGCGCCGTCAACGAGCTTTGGAAGCTACGCGAAGAACTCGCCAAAGCGCGCGGAGAAGCTGCATGACCGTCCACTTCGCTGTCGTCAACGACTTCGGCCTCTACGCCGACCGGAACGCTTGCTGTGGTGACAACTTCCACCGCCGCAAGAAGCTAACCGATGATCCGGCGAAAGTCGATTGCCCCGAATGTCGCGCACTATGCGGCTTCGAGGCCGAGCAAACCATCCTTGGTCATACGGCTGAGAGCCTGAGTGATCCGTTCAAGCGGAGGCGCGCAGCGTGAGCTACGATGTCTCCATTGGCGATCAGAGCTTCAACTACACCTACAACGTGTCGCGGCTCTTTTACGACCACATTCCCGCAGAGCGCGAGCGTGGCGGGCTTAGCGAAATTGACGGGCTGAACGGCAAACAGGCAGCGCTAGTTCTCGCCGATGCGTTCGAGCGCATCAATCGAACGCGCCGTGAGCTTTGGTCGGAAGCAGAGGTTGGCGAGCCGAAATTCTGCGCTCGATACGATGCCCCGAACGGATGGGGAAGCACTGTCGGCGGGATCGTATTTCTCGCGAACATCATGGCCGCCTGTCACGCCAATCCGCGCAAGAAGGTGAGGATATCATGAGCCCCTCCCTCCGCTCCACCATCACCAAAGCAAATGAGATGAGCGCTCTCTTTGATGTTGCAGCTCACGCTCTCAAGCGCGGCGATTTCACCGCTTTCGATGAAGCAATGGACAGGTTCCGCAAGATACAGGGAGACGCGCGATGAATGCGCCCCACGCAACTCGCGTTCTCCTGGAGCAGTCGGCGCAAGCGCAGATCATCGAGGACGTTTCGGAGATCGTCCGCTGCGCTCCATTCATTGCCCGCTGCCCGGTTCGGCTCTTCACCCCTGGGCTTGCCTCCGAACTCGCCAACGCGGTCGATCTGCTGGCTTGCAAGGTCGCGGATCTGAAAGAGGCCGAAGGTGCAGATCGATGAAATCGTTGAGGGATACTACAAGATCAGGCTCCGCAAGGCCAGTCCTTGGGTGCCGGTTCACATCTGGCTTGAGGACGGAGAGCGCGACCCTGAAACATGGGAATTGCTCTCCGACCAGCGATGGCGAGCGGAATGGGCACCAAGAACAGACAGTCCCCGACTGTTCCCGGCAGACCCGTTCCGCTTCGTCAACCGCGCCCACCCCATCTCAAAGGACGAATATCAATGGCTGCTGATACTCAGAACCATTCCTTCCCGCCAGCAATCGCAAAAGCGGTCGTCCAGGTGATGAAGGGCTTGGGAACGCTCGGCAAGGAGCACAAGCGCGACGACTATGGCGCGAAGTACGAATATGCGTCGATCGACGACTTCATCACGCACGTTCGCGGCCATTGCGCGGAGGCTGGCCTAGCGATCATCCCCGACGAAGCGCGAGACGCGGAGACACGGGAAATCACTACCAGCAAGGGCAAGGCCGCAGTCATGTGGAGCGCTCGCTTCGCATTTACGCTCATTCACGAGGACGGAGAGAGCTACGGCCCGATCTACAAGGGTGTGGAGGTCCAGCACACAGGCGCGCAGTCTGCGGGTTCGGCGCAGTCCTACGCGCTCAAACAGTTCATGCGCGGGCTGTTCCTGATCCCCACTGGCGACGGCGACGATCCGGATAAGGCTGGAGTCGATATCGCCTCAAAGGGCGAGCAGCAAACCGATCTTCAGAAGCTCGCCAACAGCATCCGCAAGAAGATGCGCGAGGCGTCCGACCTGGCCGAACTCGGCTTGGCCTGGAACGACTGCGAAGTTGACCGCGAGCTGATCCGCGGAGCGTCTGAGACTGCGCACAGCTTCCTCGAGAAAGAATACCGCACCCGCGCGGCCGAATTGGAGAACGCATAGCATGGCCTACGAACCCAAAGACCTCACCGGATCGCTCTTCAAGAACGACCGCAAGGAAGCCGACACGCATCCCGATTATAAGGGCTCCGCGCTCATCGGCGGCGTAGATCACTGGCTTGATGCCTGGATCAATGAGGACCGCAACGGCAACAAATACATGTCGCTAAAGTTCAAGCCGAAACAAGCGAGTTCCGGACGAGGCGAGAGCAGACAGCCTTATGCCGAAGAGCGCTACGATGACGACTCCGATGTGCCATTCTGATGCTCAGCCGCTCCGCCTTTAAGCCTCGGATCGAGAAGTCGCATCGCGCCGACGAATGGAAGAGGTGTGAGCCTTTTCTGAAGTGGCTGCGCGGTCGCCCGTGCTTCCTGAGCATCCACGCTTCGGGCAATCATGTGTGTGTCGGCAAGGTCCGCGCCTGTCACTTCGATCCGTGGGGCGACAAGGGCATTTCGACCAAGGTTTCCGACAGCGCCTCCTATCCTTGTTGCGATGGCGGGCATGAAGAACAGCACCGCCTAGGCTGGCCGTCATTCCAGTCGAAGTACGGCTTCGATGGGCGCGATGTGGTCACTGCGTACTGGCTAGAGTGGCTGGACGGAACAACGATGGGTGCGGCGTGGAAGCGCAAGCAGGAGACGGGCGGTGCATAAGATCATCCTGGAAGGCGAGTTCAGCCGAGCACGAGCGAAGATGCTGATCGACAAGGCCCCTCACGGCTATGTCGCGGAGCTGCGCGAACCCAAGCGAACGCTCGACCAGAACAACAAGCTTTGGGCCATGCTGACGGATGTGTCGGTGGCAATGCCGCTAGGGCGCAGGCACACCCCGGACGACTGGAAGTGCTTGGCGATGCACGCCTGTTCCTGGGAGTGTACATTTCTGGAGGGCCTAGACGGGCGCCCGTTCCCAATCGGCTTCCGCAGTTCGAAGCTAACCAAAGCCCAAATGTCCGCGCTGATCGATTGGCTCCAAGCCTTTGGAGACGAACATGGCGTCATCTGGAGTGATGAGGCGAGGAGAGCGGCATGAAGCACACGCCGTCACTGTTGCGACTGCTGGTCCGCTATGAGCCCGAGACAGGCAAGCTATACTGGCTGACGCGCCCCAGGATATTCTTTCGGGACGATCGCGAGCACAAGCGCTGGAACTCGCGCTACGCTGGAACAGAGGCGTTCAGCCTGAAGGCAAATGGCTATTGCGAGGGGATGATCTTTCGCACGCCGTATAAGGCGCACCGCGTAGCGTGGGCTGTTCACTACGGAGAGTGGCCTGAGCATGACATTGACCACATCAATGGCGATCGGTCGGACAATCGCCTAGAGAATCTGCGGGCCGTCACTCGGGCAGAGAACGCGCGCAATTCGGCATTCCGCAAGAATAACACGAGCGGGGCGCTAGGCGTCGCGAAGCACGGCGACCGTTGGAAGGCCTATATCTGCGTCGATGGCCGCAACATTCACCTTGGCGTCTTCGGGACGCTAGACGAGGCTAGGGCCAGCAGAAAGGCCGCCGAAGGTCGCTACGGCTATCACCAAAATCATGGGAGGGCAGCATGACCAAACCATATGCGCTCCGCGTCGTACAGGACACCGACACAGCACTGCGGACGCTTCTCCGTGACCGCGACGCAGCGGAACGCGAACTGAAATCGATCGATGCTCAGATGCTGGCATATCGCCGGAGCTATGCGCGGGAACGTGGTGAGTTTCTGCTGCCAAGCCTGGAGAGATTGCGCCGTGAACTTGGAGACACCAGCGACTTTCGGGTGGTGCATCCTAAGCTGAGGAGGGTGAGATGAGGCTTGGGCGCGTGCTTCGCACCGGGCTTTCGTCCCTTTGGGATCGAGCCGCTTCGCGTCTCGCCGCTTTGCGCTTCAATCCCTCGCGCATCCTGTGCGTGCTCGGCTATCACAGAT